TTGGTAGTAATGAGGATATAGAATCAATAATCAAAACAGCACCGTAGTAGTCTGGATGACTCATCATCTTATAGGCCACATCCAGAAAGTCTTCCGCTGGGATTGGCCTATCTTCTGGGGCTACGATTGTCATCTTACTAGGATCTAAATCAAACACCTCAAAGTTCATGTCCTTAAGACGCCCTTCGGCATCTAAGTAGATAATGGGTCTTCCCTCCTTCTGGCAGTTGCAGGCTATCTGCATGGCGGTGGTTGTCTTTCCGGACTTTGGATCTCCTGTTAAAGTGAGCCAACTACCCTCCCTTATACCACCCCCTAACGCTATATCTATAGCTGGACTTACAGAGATGGTTTTATAATTCCTCTTCTGTGCGAGGACTTCTGTGCCATTACGTATAATCTCCCCGTAATCTTTAATCAATTTTTTCAAGTAATCAGGAGTTTTTATTTTTGTTGCCATCTGCTTTCCTTAATTTCGACATAAGTGTATTTTTGTCAGGGGTGCCTTTTCTAGGCTTGTATTCACCCTCTGGTAATTTTATAACATTCTTCTCTTTCTTATTTTGTGCGTCAACTATCGTTTTTGATTTTTCCACACCCTCTTTTACAAAGTCGAGATTTATAACAAACTTTTTACTACTATGAAGAAACCCTAAAGAGTAAACACTTCTTCCGCCCCTGCTATTCAGGTAGTGCAATATGGCTTCAGATCCAAACTTTTTGATCAGCTTAGAAGCGGCTCTGATCTGGGTTTGGTATTCTTCATTCTTTGAGTTGTTCCAAAATTTATATTCAAGACTACCATTATTATTTCGTTCGCTTCTACGGATACAAACCATTTCTGCTATGTACTGTGCATCACTACACTCTTGTCCCGTAGAGACACTCTTGAACTTTCTGATTGAGCAATTTTTTTGATTCATGTTTAAAAATCATATTCTCCAAATTATTAATAGACAATTGTCTAACGGAGTCCTTTTGTTCAAACTCATTATGAGGCCAAGTATATTTGGCTACGTTTACATGGTCGCACGAATCGTCCAATAAACATACCGTTAGTGTTTGGTAGGATTGGGTCTGTTGACCATCCATGGATTGCTCTTTTGCTACACCACGCATGACAGATATACCATTAAGACCTTTTGGATCTTCAAAGAATACCTTATGCTCAGCCCCAAACATATACAGTTCAACTTTTGCAGGCAGCACATCATAAAGAAGGCAATGAGTCCTTAGCCTTTCCCAAGGGTTGGGGAGGTTTGGTCTTTCGTAGTCTCCGTATATTACAAGACCATTAGTGAGCGTTATTTGCCAACTAATCATCATGTCTTCATGACAAAGCTTATTCATATACCCGTCAAAATTGGTGCATAAACTCGTGCCTAGCTCCATTGGTCTTATTCCTTGATCTTATGGATAAACTTACTAAATCTATCAGGATTTTTTGAAGGTCGTTCCTTCTTATTTTCGTCTGAGGCCATGGAAGCGGCCTGAGTCATAACCGTTACTCCACGCTCTTCGTTTCTAGCAAAGAGCTTACTGACATCTTCTCCCTTAGGAGTCATGGTCTTAATAAACCTTTGGAGTATCCCGACGGATCTATCCATTTTATCTGCCAAGCTTTCTACGTCATCAAACTGGCCGACGTTATCTGTGACAAACTGTTTTTCTTCATTGGAAAGTGGTCCCTTTTTCATCTTCTTACTCCATAACAAGTCTTCTAGCTTTAGTGAAATGTAATCTATTCTTGGTCTGTAAATAGTTTTGATAACTGTCAAACGCTTTTTTAGAAACCTTCTTGAATTTATACATTGTTGATAGTTTGGATTTTGTATATCCGAAATCTGCTCCATACGGGTCAATGATTTCACCCCTCCCTACGCGTATAAAATAATGCATAGAGTGGGACTCATGGTCGAGAGAAGTAGAGACAGACTTAGCTAAGCTAATGTCGGGCTTAACCTGCTCTCCCTTTTCTCCAAAAAACTCAACCACAGTTTCATACCCTTTTGGTAAATCTAAGTCGGACACATCTTCATTCTCGTGCCTTGCCATTGATATCCTCCAGTAATTTTTGAACCTTTTGTAAACAATCTCCCTCTGAATAACCCCTCATTACAAACTGTCCCTTTTGAGCCAGCCCATATTTACGAAGAGCCTCATCCCCCATTACATATTTATCAAATAAGCCGTTTGGAAAAATAGCCCTCACATCTAACTTAAGCGTGACTATAGCGATATGAGGCATCTCACGTCTTTCCATGTCCGGATTAGGCTCCCCATCTATAACTGCACGATCTCTTTTCTTTTTATTATTCACCGCTTTTTATCCATTTAACCTTTTGTTCTGGAGTCATAGAGGTGATTTTTTGATGCAGCTTCCTTTTTTCTTTATGTTCGTCCGTCATCCCGCTTTTATTATCTTTAGCTGCTCTGTCTGACTTTTCATAAAACCCCATATCTCTATAGTTTCTCTCTGCCAGTTGTTGTATAGTCTTCGTTTCCCCTCTGACAAACGCGTGAGGAGGACTGATAAAAACCTTTTGTAATGTCCTTTGTTCGCATACAGGACACTTCAAGAGGGATGGGGCATCCATCGGTTGTATTATTTCTGTATAGTATGCACACGGTGCACACTCAAAGTCGTAGCGGGCCATTTTGTTACTCCTGTTTCAATTTATATATTATAGCATACAACTAAGCAAAATGCAAACTTTATTTTAGTCTTAACAGAATTTTAGCTATTATATCGTTTCTAACTATGTCTGAGTAGTCTAGTTTACATATAGCGACACCCTCAAGATCGTCCAAGGAATTCATACAGGTTTGTAATCCTCCGAACGAATCTCCCCTTAGGTCTGTTTGGTCTAAGTCCCCATTTACTACCGCCTTGGAGCCTAGTCCTATCCTAGTTAGAAACATTTTAATTTGTTCAAAGGTTGCGTTTTGGGCTTCGTCTAAAATCATAAATGTACCATGAAAGTTTCTACCCCGCATATATTCCAGAGGACATATCTCTATGATATTATGCGTCCTCATGGAGTGGTAGGTTTCTGCTCCTAGGAATAGCTTCATTTCTTCGGTAATAGGCACTAGATAAGGCTGAACCTTGTCCGTTAATGTACCGGGCAAAAAACCCAAACCCCTACCGGACTCTACTACTGGACGTGTTATGACTATTTTTTCTATCTTGTGTTCTAGGATGTACTGGCAAGCAAGCCCCACGGCGACGGCTGTTTTTCCAGATCCAGCCGGACCGGAGCAAAATATAACATCAGATTCTACCATAGATCTAATATATTCGCTTTGGTTTGGGCTTTTAGCCTTAAGTTGTTTTCTAGACGGTCTAGCTGGAGCTTTTTTAGATAAAGTTTTTGAGGATTTTTTTCTAGCCATGTATATCTTTCATTGTTTTAATATGTGGCTGCGGGAACTATAGTATTTACGGTCGTGTCTCTAAAAACGACAAAGTCGCTATGATCATTTTGGTAATTAAGAGTTACTTCTACATTGTCTCCTCCGGCATCTCCTCCTGAGTAAGATAAAGCTGTCATATAATTTTGTTGTCCTAGGTGCCATTGCCAGTAATTCGGAGCCGAGCCTTTTGAGGCGACCAGTCTAAACTCTCTGTCCTTTTTGTAGAATGGACGTACTAGATCTTCCGTCCCGGCATCTCTGTTGATAGAGTCCATTTTAGTAAAAGTGGTGTCCGTCATTTCAAAATCTTGAACAGTAGAGCCGTCTGCGATAGCCTGAATATCTCCTCTGTATTGTGCTCGTGCCACGCCCGTGAAGGCAAATGAAACACCTACGGGGAGACCTACTTGTTTGAACCTGTTTTGTTCGGCTCTTTTACTTTTAACTTCTGAACCACCCTCCGAGACGACATCGCTACCTTTCCACTTACCAATATCTAGTAAGTCTACATATTCAATATCTACACTCATTTCTATGTTTTGTAACCCGAGAATACGGTCACTAAACCCCTTCCAATTATCAGGGCCGTCATTACCTAGGTTGAACATTCTTTCAACCTCTATGGGAAGAATACATTTTGCAAAATCAACGTCTCGACCCTTCACCGTTTCTGCTGACTTGGGGTAGGAGGTCGGATAGCCAGATGCTATCAGTTTGGTAAACCCTGAAGTTTGCGTATCTTGTGTAGCTATACCGCTTGTCAACGTCAGACTTTCTGTAACGGCACCGTCTACCGAGAAATTATATGATATGCTCGTAAGTATGCAGTTTCTGTATGTGGTCGACATAAAGGCTTGCCCAGAAGACAAGCCGCCATCCATATAATTATTTGCATCACTACCGTATAATAGAGTTATGTCCCAGTTACGTAACCCTGTACTTAGACCACAAGCACCCAGATTAGAATTTGCCAATAGGTGGGTCGTCTTGTAATCCGCACTTGCGGCAACTTTATAGAAAGGTTGACCATCATCAGTACTACTGCTTCCCACTCCTCCTCGGTCAGCATATGAACCAGACGGGTCAGACAGCACTCTTTCAATGTTTATAGTGAATAACTGCTTCCCATATGAACCGTATTTTTGCTGGAATCTACCTAAATCTTGATATGTGGTAAATGGAAATTCTGAGTCTATACCAATAGACTGAACACCCGTTAGAAAAAGATTTGAAGTAGGGGCATCATTTCCTCCCGTGCTGGTGCTCTGTCTCTCCTTATAAAGAACAGCCTGACAGGCGTAGAATACCCTATTATTAGGGTTATCGAATATTGGATCTGGTGCTGGCACGTCGTTTTATCCTGTTTAATAGGTGTTGTTCAAGACTATATACTCACTTGGTGTCTTCTTTTACGAAAATCCCATCCACCATTCTTCCTTTTCTGTGCTTGATATCGTTGTGAGCAGTGGTAAGGCAGTCTAAAATTGTCACGTTATTTCTTTCACAGATATTGATCATAACAACAAGCATATCACCGATGTCATCTTTAATATCTTCCCCCTTACACACACTATCTGAAAGCTCTCCAAGTTCTTGTGCTAATTTTAGCACTTGGTCTTTGTCTGTGCTGCCTTTAATAAGGTTACGATCACGGTGCCACTTTATCACCTTCTTTACAAGAAGCTCAATCCGACGAGAGGGGTCGGTGTTTACTTTTGTTTCTTCGTTATGTTCCTTCAGCATATTCATTCTAACCTTTTGGTCATGAATACAGTTGTCGGCATACGGTTTTTGCCAATTGTCTTCCATTTGATTCTCCTGTCTTTAATTTAATAGTCGCTATATGCTTTTTCTTCTATAAAATTCGATCCACTTTGTAAGTTTATTAATTTTTTAAGTCGTGCCCTTTCATCGTTTACCATGTATACGGATCTAGCAAGATCGATAAACTGTTTATCAAAGCATTGTGTTCTCTCTTTTTCTCTTATCCCATCTTCGGTCTCCCACATCGCTTCGTTAACTTTTTTAAGAGCTTCAAACATTTCAAAAAAATCAGCCATCTCTATAAGATAAGGGGCTAGTTCGGATAGCTCATTATTGATATTAACGAGCTTTCTTTTATCTTTAATTCTTTCTGATTTTATCATTAGTATTGAAATTTTGTCCAATAGCTCTCCATTAGAAATTTCTACCTTCATTCATTACTCCTGTTTGTTGGGAGGAGACATTACAGAATATCTCCCAAGTCCATATCTTCCAGATCGTTTTTACTAGCTCCAATTTTATAGCTAGTAATCTCATGTTCCTGCGGGGCAACCTGAACGGATTCACTCTGCATCCAAGCCTGTGTCCATCCGGCGATTGGGTTTTTACCAACGTTATCGTATGGTAACCCGATGGCTTTTCTTCTAGACATACAAAGCCAGTCAACATATTGATGTAAAACCGTTTCATTAAGACCTATAATAGAGCCGTCCTTAAATAGGTATGATGCCCATTTCTTTTCTTCGGTCGCCGCACTTTCAAACATTTCTATAGCGGCATCCCGGCACTGTTCGGAGGTCTTTACGAACCCCTCGGACTCTTCTCTATGTAGGATCTTTAGTATACTCTGGGTAGTAGCTAAGTGCAGGGCTTCGTCACGTTTGATTAGTTTTATAATATCTGCGTTGCCAGCCATCTTTTTATTCTCGGCAAAGGCAAAGGAGCAAATAAACGATACGTAAAACCGTATAGCCTCAAGGATATTAATACTAACTATAGTCATATAGATCTGTTTTTTAATATCGGACAATTTATTTTTATCACAAGCCATATTCATTAAGTTGTTATAGTCTCGAATGGCACCGTTTGCACGCTTCATTATTTCTTTATCTTCGTATATACCCCCAAAAACCTCTTTACTGTCGGCGTATACATTTTGTATGATATAGGAATATGATTGACTATGTATCTTCTCAAAGAATTGCCAAGTCATAAGACATGCTTCAAGCTCTGTGTTGGTTACAAACTCAAGTAGGGTAGGTACACCACGACAGATTACACTATCAAGCATCGTTTGGTATTTTAAGTTAGACGTAAAGATAAACTTTTCATTATCCGACATCTCCTTAAAGTCACCACGATCCTTCTTCAGCTCGATCTCTTCTGGTCTCCAGAAGTTCATCATCTGCTTGCTGTCTAAATCCTTAAAGATAGGATACTTTAATATATCGTACCTCTGAACGCCCAAGTCTTTGCCTAAAAAAAGAGGCTGGCTCATTGGGTCGATGTTTTTAGTATTAAAAATAGTTTTCATATAGCACATGCCCCAGATTCACAATTCATATCCTTCTCTGTCTCTCCGTCTCCATCAGGAGTATTGGCATAATAGAAATTCTTTAATCCGTACTTATAGCCATATATCTGATCTTTAATTAATACGCTAAGAGGAATGTTACCATCCTCATAGTGGGAATAGTTATAATAAAGATTTGTACTCATGCTCATATCTACAAACTTCTGAATAACGGATGCTATATTCATTATAGCCTTATTATCGGTCATCTCCCAAGCTAAACTGTAATAATTTTTTCTCATATGGTAATTTGGTACAAGCTGCTTAAGAATACCGTTCTTAGCCTTTTTGTGAGTCAGTAAGTTTCTGACTGGTTCGATGCCATTGGTGCTATTCTGAATCACGCTAGATGACTCACAGGGCATAATGGCCGAAAGTGTAGAGTGTCTAAGGCCATGTTCTTTTACTCTTTTTCTTAGACCTTCCCAGTCCATATTATATTTAGGCTTAACTAATTCATCGACGCTCTTCTTGTACCAGTCGATAGGTAAAAGCCCGTCAGAGTACTTGGTCTCGTTAAACTTTTCACAAGGCCCTAGCTCTTCCGCTAGTTCACAAGAGGCACTTATTAGGTTCCATTGGATTCTCTCCATGGTTTCGTGGACCAACTTCAGGGTATCTGGATCTTGGTATTTAAGTTTATTCTTTGCTAAGAAGCCTGCTAAGTTAGTAATCCCAATACCTAGAGACCTTCTTCTCTTGGTGAAATTTTCCCCAGCCAATACTGGATAGTCCTGATAATCTATTATGGATTCTAACGTCCTCACAGCCATCCTACAAGCGTTCTCTATATCCTTGTCATTACTCATCTCTAGCAAGTTTAGGGCAGATAGGATACAAATACCGATCTCTCCGTCCTCGTCGTCTATAGACTTGATAGGGATAGTGGGATGAATGATTTCTTGACAGAGATTAGACATGTAAACAGGCACGTTCCAAGAACCATGCTCGTTAGCAGTATCAAGGTTCATACTATAAATACGTCCAGTTTCAAGTCTCTCTCTAGCAAAAATCTCGGCCAGCTTTCTAGCTGGGATTTTTTTTCTAAACTTTAGAGATCTTGAATTTTCGTACTTTAAATAAAGCTCTTCAAACTTTTCATTATCTCCAAAGACTTCGTATAGACCCTGTGCCTCATGGGGACTAAATAGTGTGATGTCTTCATTAGCTATCAAGCGGTCATAGAACAATTTAGAGAATTGAATAGAGTAATCTAGCTTACGAACCCTATTGTCATCAGTCCCAGCGTTATTCTTTAATACCATCACGTCTTCTATTTCAAAATGCCAGAAAGGTATATGTACCGTAGCAGATCCTCCGCGTAGACCATTCTGAGATGTGGACTTTACAGCAGACTCAAAGTTCTTTAGGTAAGGTATTACTCCAGTGTGAATGACCTCGCCACCACGAATAGGTGAGTTGATAGGACGCATGCGACCAATATTCAGACCAATCCCGGCACGCCTTGCTGTATACTTACCAACAGCATGAAGAGAGGAGAAAATAGCGTCAAGGTTATCATCAATATCAACCAAGACACAACTGGCGAACTGGCGTATGTTTGTTCTAACTCCTGCCATAATAGGAGTAGGTAAATTAATTTTAAAAGTAGAATAACAATCATATGCTGATTTAACTTCTTCAATAGTGCTGAATAGGCACATAGCTATACACATATACGCAAACTGAGGGGTTTCATAAATGAAGCCAGTACTTCTATTTTTTACCAGATACTTATCAATAAGCTGTTGTAGCCCAGAGTAAGTGAACAGACCATCCCTGTCGTGAGAGATGTAGTTGCCTAAATCCTCAACCTGCTGGTCATCCCACTTTTCTAAAATACAGGGGTCGTAAATTCCATTATCTACATTCCTCTGTAAAAAAACTAAAAAGCTAGTGGGGTGTTCACCACAGCCCCAAACGTCTTTTCTTAGATGCATGTTCAATAATCTGGCGGCCACGTATTGGTAATTAGGCGACGAGGTAGATATCAAGTCATTGGCGGATTTAATGAGTATCTGATGTATCTCTTCGCTACTTATCCCGTCATAAAGAGATAGATTTGCATTCATTTCAATGTCAGAAAAAGATACCCCGTTTATGCCCTCTGTTCCCCACATAACAACCTTATGTATTTTTTCCACGGAGAAAACCTCTTCCTCTCCATTCCTTTTCTTCACTTTCATATACTATATTCCTTTGTTACTTTTCAATGATTTTAGCTTTGTACCTATTATACACCATACAACTGTATTTGTCAACATAAAAAAAGCCGCTTATGCTATTTTTTAACACAAGCGGCTTTATATTTTAAAAGAGCCTTTGGTTTATTCTGCTTTGTCTATCTTTGATAGAAGCATGTCAAACTTTTGGCTGATTTGATTGTGAAGATTTTTATTATCATGAATGACTATCTTACACTCGGTAACATTTTCACTCATTTGATCTATCTTATCTTCGATACCACCGACACGCTTTTCGATACGTCCCATTCGCTGGTCTAAGGATTCGTTTACTTTTTGCTCTAGCACGATTATCTGCTTTCCGTGGTTAACAATGGCGTAAAGAATCCAACCCATAACAGGAAGGAAAAACATGCCTATGACTTCCATTATATTTCTAATGAGGTCCCATGTTTCATTCATGATATACGCCTATCTAATTATGGAAAAATAGACTGCTCGCTACGGTGTGTAACGAGCAGTCGTGAAGACTAAACACTAGCCATTGATAGGTTTATAAACATAGAAGTCAGATCCACCAGAAGTAGAAGCAGTCCAAGGTTTACGCTCGGTAGCATCGTTGGTGAAGTTGGCCTGCATTACCAAACGGCCCGGAATAGAACGGGTTGGATTAGCAGCTACGTCAGTGAAACGTGCAGCAGCTCCTGTACCATCTCTGGCTGATCCGCCGGGTGCCCACATGTCAGTAGAACTTAGAGTAGCAGGAACTGCGGTGGCAGTACCGGCGGCGTTCATGAACATGGAGCGATTAGCGATGTTATTACCGTTGTTAAAGAAGCCAGTGTAAGAGAATCGATTTTCTCTAATAAGACTAGTAGTACCCGCACCGAAATCATGTATGAACTGAGCAATAGCTCTACGTCCAGCCATATTGGAAGGGTCTGCTCCAGTTTTCTGGATTGCAGTATTGGCAAAGTTGCCAAGGTTAGTACTGTAACCCATCATTGTGAATCTTTCACCCTTAGCGGTTCCACCATCCCAACAGAAAGAACCGTTAGATCCTTGAGCCTTAATGTTAAAGGCTATAGAACCAGCAGTAGTACTTGCAACAGGATAGGGGATTCTACCAAAGTCTGTAGAGTTGTCTTTTAAAGCCAAGGCGTTAGTAATAGCATCACCGGTAGTGGTGTTACCAAGAACTGTACCGCCCTGTGTCTGTGAAGAAAATGCAGTATTTTTTGTACCGCGTAAATAGTTTGAATAGGCACCGGGAACGGGCATAGTATATTCCTCCTAAGGAAAAGAAAAGTTTAACAAATATGTTTTATTCCAAATTATCCGTAGGAGGTCCGGTTCCTAGTAATATATACGCAAATAAGATTAACTAATACAATTTTTTTGACAAGTTTTTAAAGCTTTTTTGAGTCTTCTTCTGGCCGTTTCTCTGCTATAGCCATTAGATCTTCCGATTTCAAGCATTGTCATATTGTGATAATATCTTTTATTCAATATGTCTCTATCTTCTGGAGCAAGTCCTAGCAAGATCTCATGCACTTCCATTCTTTCTTGCTGCTTTCTATCTGCACCATCTACAATATCTACGTTAAACTCCCTGCGTTTTTTCTTAATCTTATTTTTGTAGGCAAAAGATAGCTGCTGATACACATAGGAGGTAAACTTTGTTCCCCTATCTGGATCGTACTTATCCATGCATTTCCACAAGGTTTGCATTTTAATAGACTCTAAGTCATCAAAGTCTATAGCGTTTCTATATCTGTTGGATACCTTATTCATTATATTCTGAATATCCGAGCTTGTCCAATGTTCTTCAAATTTCTGCATTATCCACGATCTCCTCTTAAAATGATCCCACCAAGGGTTTGCTTAAGTTCCAATAATTCGTTCAGTCCATTTAGATATGTATCATCTAATAGGTCTGACACAACGTAATCAACTGTGCCCGAAGGGGCTACTAGTATAGACCAGTATCTGTTTTTCATCAACTGCTTCTTTACTAGGTTTACCGTAGCTTGGGTGTCTTTATTAGAAAGAACTTCTTCTTCCGTATAGGCACATAAGCTTGTTTCAATATCTCTTCTAATGTCTTTGAACTCAAATAGGCCAGCAACGCCTATAAAAAATGTATATCTTCCAAGTATTTTTAATGCCTCAACGCCTTCTATATCATTCTTTAGAATTTGGTTTATAGAATTAGTTATGCTAAAGTTAGTTAACCCTATCCAACAGTCCCATCTGTCAGCAGGCTTAAACACTGAGTCTACTGGGTACAAACCTAAAGGGGTATGTATAAGCTTTGGTGTGGTTTCAATAAATGGTAAAAACGGAAACTGAAAATCTGCCCCACCATGTTCCATGGGGTTTTCTTCCAAGTCTTCAACATCATTAACGATAACTTCGGGCTCCCATACTAAAACCTCTTCTATAGCGTTCCAGCTTTTCCAAGCTATTTTTTTTGCCGTCTTCATACCGAACTCCAGATTAAAGGGTTATAATCCTGTCAGGCGGAACAACAATATCATTGTCGTTCGTGCCCTTGGGTCCATCTGATATTGAATACCTTTTTATGGTCTCCTCGATAGCTAAAAGGTCTTCCTCGTTACCATCTAATACGCACTGGGACTTGATTTCATCAAATATTTTGACACTCAAATCGCTTAACATTAATTTATATAATACGGCGGATATTCCTATAACACCCTCTTCGGACGCATTCCAGTCGCAGGTATAGTTTATTTCCCCCGAACTATCGACAGAAATAGTCAACATGCATACTGTTTCTTTCTCGTTAGTATCGTTGGGATACTGATCTTGGTTGCTCGATGACTGCTCTTTCATAAAAATCCTCTAAATCCAAGCCTGACGGAGGTAATAAATGTCCTTTTTTCAGCCCCATTATTCCATGAGGCACCATTGTTTTGTATAAAATCTCAAGTTCCGAATCTTTAATTCTTATATTCACTAGTACCGCATTAGCGTACCTGACGTCTAAGTGGGTATATTCATCATACAGTTCTTGTGTGGTGTCCCGAAGGGACTTTGTGGATATGAATCTACTGGGAAGACTAAGAGACTCATCCGTAAGAACCTTAAGGTAATCCGATACGAATGGACTATGTCTATCGTCCACCTCAAAGACTAGTAATGTTATTTTAGCTTTCATTATTCTCTAGCTCTTCTTTTTTACTTTCTTCGATTTGACTTTCTAATTTTTGCAGAGCTGCTAACATCCCCGATTGAAGTGTATAGTTTCTCACGGCTTCATGAAAATCACCTACTGACCCCTTTTCTTGGGGGCGGGCTAGGCATGAATTGATTTCAAACACAGCTTCCTCAAGTTCTGCTTTGACGTTATTCTTCGTCACTCTAATGATATCCATTGTTTTATTCTCCGATGATCTCAAGCCAGCCCTCATTAGTCCTACCATTACTATCGGTGACTAAGGGAGCTATACTTGAGACATTTTATGTTTTGTGAAACAAAATCAGGAATCCTTTCCTGAGTTCCATTCCGATATAGATCAAGAGATCTCTAACTATTTAGTTTCACGGACGGTATCACCGATAACCCATGCTACAACAATAGTAACAACACCAATAAGCTGCTCTTGATTAAGTTCGATTCCCATCGTGTCACTAGCTACTACAGACACTAGGCCCACAACAGCTACCCAAAAACGACGAGAAGTAATTAAAGCCTTAACTTTACTCATTATAAAATCTCCATGTAAAAAACTATCTAAAAACAGAAAGCAAACACCTACATATGCAGGATGTTCATGTTGACTGTTCCACTGTCTCTATTATATCCTTGGTATCGTCCTTTGTCAAGTTATTTCTTGAAGAATTTCGATTAACTTGGAAAAATAGAGCATATACTCCTAACTCCCGGCATTTTAAACCGAGAGTCCGTTTAACATCTCCTTTGTTGAATTTTGCCAAGTGTATCTATTTGCAGTACTGATACCCTCACTATTTAGCTCGTGTTTCGTTTGCTTGGTGTTATGAAATGTTCTCATGTGATTTATTAGCTGTTCTTTAGAGCCCTCGCCTAAGCTGGCCCATTCTCCATGATCACCAGAAAAGAAGACTCCGTCTTCAGCCTGTTCTAAGCCATCGGGATCTATTAGCATAGCGTTGTCAGAGTTACAGAATTCCGTATGAGCTGAGTAGTTTGTGGCGATTACAGATTTACCACACGCCAGCATCTCTAATAGTTCCAAATTCCAACCCTCGGCTCTAGCGGGAAAAACCCCACAGTCAGTCTGCCTCATAATATTATAAACATCTTTGTGAGTATCCTGTCTAGGGATTATCCTTATTTTTGGCCCCAATAAGGAATGCTTATATCTATCTATCCACTCCTGATTAGATTGTCCTATGAAGGGATTTTCACACATCATCCATAACTCAACGTTATCATTCATGTTGAATGCGGAATTAAAACATTCCAATAATACGTCATGACCTTTACGTACTTCCCATTTTCCACAATTGAAGAATATAGTAGATGGCCTTTGAGCTAGGTGAGGCAGGAAAAGGCTCGTATCAACACCCAGCGGAACCACATGAACATGATGGTCTGAAAACGTATTACCTAGCTGATCTAACACTACATCTTTAGCCCATTGAGAGCAGACAAAAACCCTGTCGCAGTGGGTCATGCTAATTTTTTCTTCTTCGTTAAATTCTGTTAGTTCAAAGATTGGAAATGCAACACGCTCACCCTTACCAACGTAGGTATGTACATCGTTTTGGTGCCATATCTTTACACAAGGGGCATGTATCCCAGCACCATCATTCTTTCTATTATTCAGACCGGCCGATACGTACTCATCAATAAACGACGGTTGAGAAATAGGATACAGGGCTACGGATGGATGAAGTTGGTATAAATTTTTGAATAAATTATATCCAGCTACTCCGTATCCTAAATTATTTATAGGTGTGATTAGATTAATCATTAAATCTCCATTAGCTGTATAGGTAAAGCTAGAACCATCTTGGCCCCACTTCTTCCGCACTCTTCCAGTGGTTCAATCCGATGCCTTGTCCTTTTGCTCTGCTAGAGAGAAAAAACACATCTCCCTCGCAGTATAAGCCAGCCGTGTAGGATAGTCCGCTCTTACTTTGCAATAAAACCTTAGCCGTCACCATATCATGAAAGGCGGCCAGTAAGTCAAATTGTTGATGACGAACATATGGTTCGGAAAGCTTCCAAGATACTCTATCTATCAGATCTTGGCTCCAGCCCGCCGTTATCGATTGGAACTCGTCCGCCTCGCCCTCGGAATGGATTGTTATTGTGTAATGGTCGGGATAACGTTTTGCTAATTTAGGTATTGCTATATTATACCAAGGGTTAGCGGTATGCCTTCTTCTACGATCACCCCCTCTAGCAATCTGGACATCACCACGTCTAATATGTACAACTATCTCGTCTTCACTTCTGTTAGGCTTAGGTGCATCCCAATAGTATTGCCGTATATGACCTAGCGTTTTAGGGTTATAGAAATGATTAGGATCAGCAAATACCTGACTCATATTGCGATATACAGCGTGTATTCTTTTTCCGTGTCTGTTATCTGGTATACCTATGAATTCGTTCAGGGTTTCGGTTTCTTCCCTCCACCCATGAGACACACTAACAAATGGTGTATGAATATACCTATAATTGGGGTGATTATAACAAAATGCTAGTCCTGATAATTTTGCATTAAGCTGACACCCAAAACCATCGGTCTTTCCTCTGACTGTTAAGTTTTTATAACTCATAGAAAGCTTTTCAATAAATATTATAAACTACGAAAGATAATATGTGCAAGCGAGGGTAACAAACGACAAGACGCTAAAGCACACGAGAACAAACAGAAGACCATCCCAATCTACACTACTTTGATTATAGCTATGATTCCGTCTTGATGCACGTTTTTTTATATTAGACCTCGGGGGTTCATATGGATTCCCCATTATAGTTCTGTTATTTTACCACTATCTGCCGTGCATGCAGGGCACAGTTCTACATATTCACCAACATGAAGACCACCCTTGTGCTGGCCTAGTAAGATGACCTGCATAATCATGCTCTCTCTCGATCTGGAGTCTTTAGCGAGGACATCTATAGCAGGAACACTTACCGTAGGAATGGGTTTTTCTTTAGATACTTCTTTATGGAGGAGTACTAAAAGTACCACGTTAATCATACATAGAACCATTAT